GGCACAGCAATGGGCATCCACCCAGTCGAAGTGCTGTTGCTGAATCCTGGTATCAGCGTTTCATTCGGCGCACCGGGTAGGTGCCGGGCGTCAGTTGCGAGCATCCTTAGCCCTTGGTGTAAGAGCCAGCCTCTACGGAGCCAATCCAGCCAGCAGATACAGCGGTCCCTAGTGTCATGTTCACTTTGTATCCAGCAGGTAGCGCCAATTGCAGGTTATATCCAAGCTCAACCAGTGCAGCCGTGTTTGACGCCGTGGTTGCAGGGAGCGTGATTTCAGCCACCATCACGTTATTGGTAGCTGTGGCGTTCGTGGAGCCGTTGTTCACAAACAGATAGCATTTGCTGGCTACGTTTGTTCCTAGCGGTTTCAACTTCACAAAGCCAACAAAACCGCCGTTCGTAGCGTCAGCCGTGAAGATGGTCGTTACCGTGCCGGTCCCATCCGTTGCAGTGTTGGCAGCCGTGACAGCAGCGCCAAAGCCAAATGCAGGCGTGCCGGTCCAAATGGGGGTTGTGTTCGTAGCCATTGATTACCTCAGTGCCATCGGGAGCGCAGCGGTCAGCCCCAATGTGTTGATTGATTGAGCCGCCAGAGTCACGAAAACGTCCTTTGTCCCAGCGGAGAAGTTGACCAGTGCGCCGGAGTTACTGGAGTCCAGCACGAAAGCGCGGGTGAATGTGGTTCCACTGGCCATCAATCCCCGGCCCACTTCAAACTCTGCGCCGCCGTGAATGGTGTACTCAATCTCTGTCCCTGTGGGCAGCGTGCTAAACGCCACGTAACCATCGGGAGGCGTGCCAGACACGGTAACCGTACCAGTGCCGGTCGTGGTCGTCGTGTCTTTAACTCGGTTGACTGGGTACGGCATTACGGGCTCTTAGTCGCCAAGATGTGGCCGTTAGCGTTGACCTTGAACTCAAATTCAAGGCCATCTGGCAGGGATTGGGAGCCTGCATCGTAATAGCCGACCAAGTTATCCGATGCTGAGGTGTCGTCATAGATCACCAGATAGCGAAACGTCGCCATGGTCCCGCCAGTAGCCGTGAAAAAGATGTTGTCGCTATCCCAACTCCACACACCGGCGCTAGGCTCTGTGTACACCACACCGGTAAGCGTTACGCCCCCAGTCGAGTAACCGTTACCTGCGGCTATCTGCGTGATATCGGCCAACACGGTATTGGTAGCAACAGGCGCGACATTGGTTAGCGCACATTTGAACGTGTGCGTATCAAGGTCTATCGTTCCGTCGCCTAGTTTTCCGGCAAAGCTGTTGAACAGGGTGAAGGTAGCCATTATTCGATCACCGGCTGTACACCAATAAGAACGCCGTTAGCGTCCCGAATGGCTTGTTTAGGCGCTGCTGTGGCCCGCAAGATGCCAGACAGCAACTCGGCCTGAGTGACTTGTGCCTGTGCGAGCATCCCGATAGCCTGCGCCATTTGGTCTTGCGTGCCTTTGATGCTCTCAGCGACAGAATCCAGCTCAGGCTGTCTGAAGTTGACCTGTGCGCCAAGGGAAACGCCGTCCCGCTGCGCTTGCACCTCGATCATGGTCCGCTCTGTCTCTCCGGCCTGCTTGATCTTCTCCACCTCTACCGCCTTGGCGATATCGGCCTGACGGTCCAGTTCCTTTTGCTGCGTATCAACGGCTAGTTTCTGCTGATCTTGCTGGCTCTGGGCTTGGAATTTCTGCGCGTCAGCTTGGACGCGAATCTGTTCCTTTTGAACCTCAGGCGGGGTATTTTGCTGCATCGGCTTATCACCGGGGTCGGTCCAGAAATCATCGATGTTCTTGAACCCGGCGTTTTGCGTCAGCTTTGTGAGTGCGTTATAGATGTTCTGCGGGGTGGCAACACCGATAGCCAGCCCTTCCTTTTGCGCCATCAGGATGTTCTGTAGGTGCATCAAGTTCTGGTCTTTGTTGCCCACACCAAGACCAACTGAAACGGTCATATCCGTGCGGCGCTTCCATTCACCGGGATTCACAGGAACCCACTTGTTGCGCAGCTTGATGATCTCTTGTTTACGCCCGTTCTTGATGGACAGGGCCTGAATCAGTCGCATCAGGCTCTTTACACCAGTCTCAGCAAAGATGCGGGCGATTAGCTCGATCCGCTGCTGGCTGGCATTCATGATCTGCGTGATGCCCGATGCTGTCTTGTTCAGGCTATTTGCGTCGATACCCTGGTTGTACTTCGTGACACCGGTACGGTTCTCGCGGACGGTATCGATGTACTCGATAGCTTGGATGATCTGTCCGCCGTTTTGCGGGTGAAGCAAAGGAAAGATCGCATTACCCGGCGAACCCTGCACGCGCACCATGCCACCGGGGCGGCTGTTTAGCATGTCGTCAATGTTGACAATCGATGCGTCAATACCGTACCGCCCGTTATTGGCAAGGTACATATTGTCCAAGAACCCGCGTGTCAAAGCTGTGCGGATGCGCTGCAAGTCCTGAACTAGGTCAGTCACAGACATGCCGATATGCTCATGCGGCATCCTGATAGGCGTCAGCGCAGCAACGGGGATTAGGTCATCTTCCTCGTTCTCCAGCACCGTAGAGCCAACCACAACCATGCGGCGAAGCTCTGCGATACCGTCACCATCGTAGTCAGCACGCACCCAGATACGACGACACTTGATTGTCCGGGTCGCTTTGTCGCCGGTTTCCTCGGTCATCTCATACAGGTCATCAAACCTGCGGCGCTGGGCTACGTATTCCCAATCGTTACGGCTGTTGTCCTGAATGTCGTCAGGCACATCAAAACCAGCTTCGCGCATCTTCGATGGAGTGGTTAGCTCAATCAACTCCACGAAGTCCGATTCGGCTACGTCCACATCCGGGCACATGGCCGACACAATCACGCGCTCAGGCGGATAGCAACGAACCTTGACGCATCCGGATTCGTACTTCCGGCGAACCTCCATCGTCGTCGTGCCGTCATCAGTGACGGACGCGGCCACGATCTCCACATCCTGCGACAACAGCGCGACTTCCTCTGGGGAAAGGTTAGAGTACCGCTCAGTCTCTACGGAGTCGGTCTTTTTGTACTCAGCCAGCACATAGCCGTTACGTTGCAGCAGGGCATCATGAAACCAGTCATGGAAGATCATGAACCCGTTGTTTTGCTGCATCAGCACATAGTTGCAGTAATCCGTCTCCTGCTGCGCCTGTTCGTCATCCTCCGGGCCTCTAGGGGCAAAGGACACGATATCGTCACCGGCGCAAAACACCTTGAGAAGGCTGGGCTTGATCCATTCCACAGTGTCAGCAACGTCGCGCATGACTACTTGGGAACGGCCCTCCATCTCATCCCCATAGGGACGGCCCATGTACAGATCAATTGACTTTGCGCGTTCGTCGTCAAGCTCTCCGCTGATAGCCAGCGACTCGTGCTGCTCAACGATGGCTAACAGTTCTTCATCGGTCATGGTTTATACCCTGCCTCAATCAGCAGCTTGACGCATTCGTCCCGCGTTTCACGTACACGGCGGAACACGATATTTGCGCCATCCATGACGATAGCCAGCCACTTCTCGCTGTGGTATTCATTGGCATCAACCAGCTTTTCTACGGATACGGTCATTCTGTTTTCCTTGGTCGTCCCGGCTTGCGCTCTACGCTCTTTTTCAGCCATTCAATCTGCTTCTCAAGCTCTGCAACCCGCTTAACAAGCGCCTCTAGCTCTGTGGCCGTCTGTTTGATCTTTAGGGCGGCTTCTATGCTCATACAACCCCATATGACGGGTATTTGATAGGCTTGAACGTGTCGTTAGACAGCCTGTCCACAACAACGGCAAGGTATCGGAAGGCGTCAGAGCCGTGCGAGTTTTCATCATGCAACGGCGCTCCAGGCTCATTCGTGATCTGGTTTACCTGCCGTTTGTAACGCTTGAGTGCGTTTATCAGCGGCTTGCACTTCTCATCTATGTAGCACCTTGGGAACATCATTCGGGCTGCTTTGATGCCTGATTCAATGTCCAGATTCGGTGTGATCTGCACCGTCCGGCCCAAAGCCCGGAGGATTTCCTCTGCGCTCTTTCCGGTCTGAATGTTCTTTGACCGGCCATCATGGGGTAGCCAATCAGTGCCCCAGTTCCAACGCCTGTCCTTGATCTCCGCTACGTAGCTGTCCAGCGTCCTGTGCGTGTCCTCTATGTAGTCAATCACGCGAACCTCGGATGCTTGCCGCTGTACGAAAATGATGGACATGGCGTCATTCCATCCCAAGTCCCAGACAGTGTGCACCTTAAGCAATGGGTCATATGGGACATTCCTGAGCCGCTTGTCCCTTTGCAGCGCGTCAATCTCTTTAGCGTAGATAGCGCCCTCAACAGCAGGCCGACACTTGCCTTCCCATACTGTCTCGTAGCCAATCGGGTCGCGCTTTTTCCACGCCTGCCGCTCTTTGTCCAGTTCCTCCGGAAACCAAGGGTTGTCGGAGTAATTGACCTCTAGCACTACTGCACCGTCTGGCGGGGTAAGGACAAACCGCTCATAGGTCTCATCCGTATCCAACTCAGGGTTGAACGTGATCCAGATTTCCGAACCTGGCTTGCGGATGGTCGGGATTAGAACGTCCCATGACTTTCGGGTAACGACCTGCGCTTCCTCTACCCAACAGATATCCACACCTTCGAAGCTCTTTAGGTTCGTCACGCCTTGTTGACGAATCCCGGCAAAGGCGAAATCTGTCCCGTTCTTTCCTATGATGCGCGTTTCCTGCACTTCATAGAAAGACTGCAAGCCCATTAGCTCTATCTGGTCCTTCAATAGCCTGTGGACAGATTCCTGGATCGACTTCTGCGTCTCACGCGCACAAAGAACCCGCGTCGGCTGTTTAGCCCCCAATATCAGCAGCGCCCTAGCTACGGACCATGATTTGCTAGACCCGCGCCCTCCGTACAGCACCTTATAGCGGGCTGGCTCAAATAGCGCCTTCAGTTTGACGGGTAGCTCTACCTCAGTCATTTAAACGAGACCGCAAGCCCCATTTGCACCGGATTCTCAGCGTCACCAGTCAATTCAACGCTAGACAGGTCGGGTATCGTTTTCTTGAGCAATATCTCAATTGCCCTTACTTGAGTAGCCTCTAGTTCTACTTTCCCAAGTGCATGATCTGTAAGCCGGTTTATCAACTGACTGGCCTGTATCTTGCTTCTAACGTCTGCTTGGTGTAGCTTGTTGATTCTTGCTGCCATTTTGGATTCCTCTCGGATTGTCCAATCAGTTAGCACTCGCTAACATCATTTGATTGTGATTTGCATTGTATTAGGGTTTCTACCTATATGCAATGTTGTGGAGGGGCACTATTATTCAGGTATCAACCACGAAGGAGCTACCGAAATGCAAACCATCAAGACCAGCGGAAACCGCGCAGTTGTCATCAATGACAAAAATGGCCGTGTTTGGGCTAACCTGTACACCAACGCACGCGACGGTATTGCGCAAGCCAGTATCACGCCGATCAAGTGGAATGGTAGCTCAGTTGCAAACGCTATGCGCTGGGCTGACAAGATTCTTGCAGCCTAACCCATCCCCGCCGCCAAGCCCCCGGAGCAGATGCGCTGCCGGGGGCTTTTTCTTGGCGGACTAAGCTGATTTTCCCATCAGCTAAGGGCCGCGACTGTGGCCGGATGCCTGTTAGGATGATTCAGGCAGGCCGCTAGGTGGTCTAGCTTGGTTGTCGCGGGTTTGGGGAATAT